GCCGATGATCCTGAGCGATGAGCGCAACGAGGCGCTAAGGGAGTTCCTGGGCTTGACGCTGGCTTGAGATGCTCTAGCATCGAGGTTGTTCGCACATCGCGTGCCCAACCCACCTAAGGATAGACATGAGCCAAGCTGACAAGTCGGCCTTGTACCAGGCCCTGAAGGCAGCGGGCTACCCATTCAGCAAGCACTACCGGGAGTACAGCGTGGCAGACCTGCAGGCCATCCTCTCCCAGGCGCGCGCTGAGGGCAGGCCCGTCCCACCCGTGCAGGAGCGAATCCAGCAGCCGCCCATCGAGCAGCAGCTGCGCCAGCCAGCACAGCAGATGGCACCGCCGGTACGGCCCAAGGACCCGAACGAGCTCGCCGGCCAGCGCCAGAGCCAAGGCGTTGACGAACCGATCCGCACCGACGAGCAGGGCCGCGTCTGGTTCCAGGAGGAAGTCCTGAAGCCCGCGTACCCCAAGCCCCGCGGACGGCGCGTGCTGAAGTACAACGACCCGGGAGTCCAGGAGCAGACCGTCAAGAACGGTGACTACATCGAGACCTTCGAGGTCTCGGGCACCCGGATGCAAGAGGCCGAAGTCAAGATCACCTTGCCGTCCTACCAGGTCGGCATCTACAAGGACCCCCGATTCCCCTTCAAGGTGGTCTGCTACAACGGCAACGAAGGCTTCGACCTCGAAGAGGTCCAGGCGTTCTACGGCGGTGCCGAGCTGGTGCCGGCCGAGGTCAAGCGCAAGTACGTCGAGAACGTCCTGTGCTACGACATTCGTTCGGTGGTCCGTGCCATCAACGAGGAGTACCGGCAGCAGCAGCTGGCCGGGAAGATCCGATAGAGGAGTGACATGAACGACCCCGTAGAGTCCATCGAGTTCACCGACAAGGACCAGGAAGACCTCCAGAAGCTGCTCGAGGAAGGCGTCGAGCCGGAGTTCCACACGGTGCTCGAGGTCTGGCGCGAGGTTCTGAGCAACGGACCCGAGCTCTCCAAGGAGAAGGTCACCCCGCAGTGGGCGACCAAGATCGTGTCCGGCTACCCAGGCATCACCTTCGCCGACATGGAAGACGTGCAAGCCCGGTACTTCGGCAAGATCGCCGAGCTCGCCAACGTCCTCGACCTCGAGATCAAGTCCGACAAGGACTGCCTCACGTACTCCACGTTCGAGGAGGACCGGGTCGAGAACAGCCACCACTACAAGAACCTGCTGCGCGACTGGCAGCTGTCGTTCCTGCAGTGGGAGCTGGACTGGTCGACCATCTCGCACGACGCAGCTGTCGAGCTCGCCGCCATCAGCGAGGTCCACAAGATGTTCTTCGGACCCACCGGCCTCACGGCGTACCTCGACAACATTCAGTTCGAGTTCACCGAGCAGGACCAGCAGGACCTGGCCGAGGCCCTGATGGAACTGCGAGATGGTCAGGCGATGAAGGATGAGTGAGCAAGCCAATGAAGTCGAACTCCCTCCAACTGGGGATCTTGCGTTTGCGACGCTCATGGACACGCTGGTCAAGGAAGAGGGCGGCGAGACGCCTGGCGAGGGAGCGGCGCCGGCTGCTCCTGCTGCAGGCGCTGCTGACGGAGCAGGTGGAGCGGCTGAGGGAACTGGAGCGCCGGCAGCACCCGCTGCTGACGGTGCCAGTGCCGGTGCCGCAGATGCTGGAGCTCCCGCAGCCGACGCCCCCGCCGCCGATGAGGGCCAGGCCGGAGCCGACGCCACCACCGGAGCCGGAGAACGACCCGGTGGGGGAGATCGCCCAGCTACTTGGACTGCCTCAGCAGCAGACGTAGCGCCCCAGCTGAACGAGCTGACCACTGCGTTCGAGGAGCGCACCCGTCAGGCGTACCAGCAGACAGCGCTCGAGGATGTGCGCACCGAGCACAAGCAGTACTTCGACGCGCTCGAGAAGCACCCACGTCTGCTGGTGGGCACTCAGGTTCCCGCCATTGGCAAGGAAGGCATGGAGACTCTCCGCGATGCCAACGATGCCAAGGAATGGCAGGACGCTGTGAAGTCCCTGCTGGTGGCTGAGGTCAGAGACAAGGCCGAGAAGGCTATGGAGGAGTCAGCGGACTTCCTTGCCACCATCCACTCGAGCATCGACCTGTTCACCAACAACCCCGACCTGGTGCCGGGGACTCGGGACTTCGACGTGGACCTGGCCAACAGGTTCGCTACGATGGCCACACCGTACGAGCTGCGGGTCGACGGTCGGCTGCAGGGGTACAGCATCCCTGTGCAGCCACTGATCGAGCAGATCCGCAACCAGCTCATCAAAGAGCGGGAGGCTGCAACTGCTGCACCTGCCGCACCTGCAGCACCTGCTGCACCCAAGTCCGAGCCTGAGCCACCTCAGGTCGGGATTCCATCCAAGGCAGGAGCCGGCTCAGACGCGGAAGATTTTTCCGCGCTGTTCGGTACGATCGGCCTGCCGAACCTGCAGATCTGAAGGGATCGACATGTCCGAGTCCACCAGAGGACTGATCTACCGCGGCCTCGTGGTCGTGTTCTTCGCGCTCGTCGTCTTCGGCGTCATCGACGACGGCGCAGCTGAGGGCTACCTCAACACCATCATCGAGGTCGGCGCGCTGTTGGGCTTCAGCCTGGCTGCACGCAACACCGACGGCGTGCTCAGCAACCGGGTGCCCGACGTTCCGGCTGACGACGAGGAGCTCGGAGGCTCGCTGTGACACCAGCTGACCAAGCCAACCGCGTAGTCAAGCGGCTGCGTGCGCGTGACATCAAGGTCGTCGTGACCACGATGTCGCCGCGTCCGTGGTCCGCGGCCTACTTCCGGCCCAACAGCGTGCTGCTGCACCACACCGCCTCGACCTCGACAACCTCTGTCGAGAACGAGAAGGCGGACGTGGCGTACATCAAGCGCGTCCCGTGGGGCGGGCCTGCCTCGCAGTGGTACGTGGGCCGCACCGGCACCGTGTACCTGATCTGCAAGGGCGGGGCCAACCACGCCGGCACGGGAGCTGGGCTCGTCAGCAATGGCGTGCCCAACGACCAGGGCAACTACAAGATGTGGGGCATCGAGGTCCAGTCACGTGGACTCGAGCAGGACTGGACGGACAAGCAGGTCGTGGCCGTTCACGCTCTCACAGCTGAGCTGCTCAAGGCGATGGGCCAGGAGACGGCCAGTCGGGTCTGGCGTCACAAGGACTACGACACCGACTCGGGGAAGATCGACACGCAGTACAGCCTGGACTTCCACCGCAAGCAGGTGAAGGCAGCGCTGGACTACTCGCCCCGGAAGGCACGCTTGCAGGAGCTGCGTGCCAGCCTGCGCCGCCAGCTCGCCCGAGTCGTCCGCAAGCTGAAGAGCCTGTGACCGATGGAGGAGTGGCGCGAGGTTCCCGGCCGCCCGGGCTACATCGTGTCGAACCTGGGGCGAGCAGCGAAGCTGCTATCCCTGACACCCAACCGCAAGGGGTACATCCAGTACCCCATCCCTGATGGGGACGGGGGCCGACACCGCGACTACCTGCACCACTGGGTGATGTCAGCGTTCGTCGGCCCCCGCCCCGAAGGGATGTGGGTGCTGCACGCCAACGACATCGGGGACGACAACAGGCTCAGCAATCTCCGCTATGGCACGCCAGCTGAGAACGCTGAGGACATGATCCTGAACGGGCGCAAAGTCAATCCCACACACTGCAAGTACGGCCACCTGAAGGCCGGCAACAACCTGAACAAGGACCGCAGCTGCAGAGCATGCACCATCGCTCGCAAGCGGGCCAGGCGAGCCAAGGTGAAGCTGACACAGACCATGCGTGACGAGGCGTACCGGGAGCTGATGGAGTGATGGCGCACTTCCCGGTGTACTACAAGCCGCGGCCGTACCAGCAGGAGCTCCACAAGATGTGGCGTGAGCACAGGTACGGGATCGCCGTGCTGCCTCGTCAGAGTGGCAAGGACGTCGCAGCCAGCATGGAGCAGTGTGACGCACGCCTGCGCACACCGAAGACCACCGGCGTCTACATCAGCCTGAACAACCCGATGATTCGCGACATCCTGTGGGACAAGACGTACATCGACCCGGACACTGGCGAGTACATCCGTGGTCTGCAGGACAACGTGCCGGCGGAGGAGGTTGACTGGAAGGCCACCGTCATGGAGGGCCGCTTCGCCAACCACAGCCGGCTCAAGCTGCAAGGCTACTTCCAGTCAGGCCAGGACAAGTCCGGTGTCGGCACGTCCTTCCAGGACTACACCATCACCGAGCTCGCCCTGTTCTACCGTGAGGACCCGGTGCCCCGGCTCATGCCGATCCTCGAGAACCGAGCTGAGCGCAAGCGCCTCATGGTGGTGAGCACTCCACGTGGGCGACGCAAGAACCCACTGTGGCAGTTGATCCAATCGCTCGACGGCAACCCCGAGGCGAAGCTGATCGTGTACACGATCGACGATCTCAACGCCATCATGAAGAAGCACGGCGCCGATCCGGTGCTGACGCAGGCTGAGCTCGAGCGCATCCGTGACACCTACCTCAAACGCTTCGGCAATGACAGAATGTTCGAGCAGGAGTACCACGTCAGCTTCGAGGAGATGGACGCAGCTGCCGTGTACGGCGAGGCGTACATGAAACTGGTGGAGGACGGTCGCATCTATGACTTCAACCTCAACCAAGCTCACCCTGTGTACGTCGTGTTTGACATCGGGGCCAGCGGCATGCACTCAGATGCCACCTCCTGGATCGCCTTCCAATGGTTCAACGGCCGCATGTTCATCTACGACTGTGGAGAGGGACACGGCAAGGCGCTCCCCGAGTACGTTGACATCCTGAGGGAGAAGCACTGGTTCAACCAGATCGCTCAGATGATCCTGCCGTGGGACGGGGACCACCACGAGAAGGCGGTGAACACCACGCCGGCTGACATGATGCGAGAGAAGTTCCCAAACGTCTCCGTGCTGGCCAAGAGCAACAAGGTCTACAAGATCCCCGGCTCCAGGCAGGGCGACTTCGACATCATCACCGACATCCAGCAGGCACGCATGAACCTGTACAACACACAGGTCCACCAGACGAACTGCGACTGGTTCCTCGAGTGCCTCGAGAACTACAAGTACGAGTTCAACAACAGGCTGCAGGAGTGGACGGCGAAGCCGCTGCACGACAAGTACAGCCACATGATGGACGCC